TCAATGCTTCTGCCATTGGCTGCAAGGGTTTTGTTCTCGGCATCGTGTGGCAGCCATAGCGTGTCGTACATATAGCCAAACGTCTGCATCTTGGCTAAATAGTCGCTCATGGTCTGCTGATTGCCCTCAATGTAGCGAATTAGGCGGGTTTCCATACCTATAAACTGTAAGAACCAAATGGCTGTGGCATCAGACCACCCAAGGTCAAAGATGGCATGAACAGGCTTAGTCGGGTCATAATTGACTTTGGTGATCCGTCCATCCAACTCTGCCATTTGCATTTCTTTGGCAAAGATAGCCCCATCTACCGTCTGTCTGCATAAACCTTCCCAAACCACGTTATAAGCCTGTGGATCACGGTGTTTAAGCGCATCTTTCTCAAGTTTCAGCGTATCGGGAAACCACGGGTTATCTGACCAATTGACTTTTTGAACAATGCAGTTCTCAGGCGGGTTAAGCACAAACCTTTGGTAAGTCTCATCGGTTTCCAACTCAGGGTTAAAGGTAATCCATATTTCTGAGTTTTCTTTGCGGATGGTAGGAATCAGAACATTCCAAGACATACGGCTAGTTGTTTGTGCTTCCTCAACCCAACACACATCAACGCCTTCATAAGACTTCACATTAGCCACATTGTTCTTTAGGCCGACAAAGCTAAACTCTGTGCCGTTCTTTGCCCTGATTGATGCCTGGGTGATTTCATAGAACCCAAGCAGCCCTAATGCCTCTATCTGATCGCACAGCAGCTTGTGGACTGAATCTTTAATAGATGTTTGGAATTCACGGGCGCAAAGCACTCTAATCGGGGCTTGAGCGCCTTTAATCAGTAACGCCCTAGCAACCCCCCAAGACTTTGCCCCGCCTCGTCCACCGTACAGGACTTTGTAACGTGAGGGCTTAAACAGACATTGCAGCTTTAACGGGAATTCCGCTTTTGCAATAGATTGGGCTACTTCAGACATAAATTAGTTCTTGGGATTCCACCAAGACCCACTTCGCTTTTGCGTCTGCGTGTCCAAGACGTTACTCACTTGGCTTTACAAATGACACTTGAATGCCTGAGAGCAGCGGTGCGCCATCAGCGCCTGTGATTTCTTGTTTCACTTGCTCACGGTACTTCTTGGGGAATCGTGCAGCCATTGACCTTGACCAAATTGTTGCGTTGATCTTGTCGCTTTCTTTGTTCTCAATCATGTGGGTTTGGGCAATATCCTCCCACCATTGCAACTCAAATTCTTTTGCCATGTCCAAGGCGTGTAAAAATTCTGGGTGTTCATCACGCCAGTTGTATAAAGTTTTAGTTCCAACACCTAAAAGCGCACCTATTGCCTCAACAGACTTGCCAATCTTGCCCAGGGCTATTACTTCTTCACAATACTCGGGTTTGTAAAGGGATGGTCTACCAACAGGGCGCTTTTCTTCGGTCATTTTTATACGTCTGTCACTTCTGTGGGTTCAGCTTGCTTATCAAGTTCAGCCAACCAATAATTACAGTCTTGTAATGCACCGTTGATCATGTGCAGTTGGACTTCTAGTTGTTTACCCTGAGTCATCAAGGTTTCAATTTGCTTGTTGATTGCTTCTTTATTCATTTTCTTCCTCAATTACAAAACATACATCTTGCCAACTCATTTTAAGTAGGCGCTCATCATTGTGCTTGATTTCCTCAAATTTGAGGTATTCATCTTTGTAGTCTTTATGGAATGTTCCAAAAGCTATCTTGTCACCCACGTTCAAACCCTCGGCTTGGGCTTCAGGGCCTACCGCCATGACCGTTCCGCGGCTTTCAGCTTCTGCCGATTGGAAATAGATTGTGCTTTGAATGCGTTGTTCAGGGCGCACAAGAATCTTGTCTTTGAGTGGTTGCAAGTTCATTTAGCTTCCTTTGCTGGTCTGCCACGTTTCTTGGGTAAAAAAGAACCCGCAACTGGTGCGGGCAAAACATCCTCCTCACGGATGATGGCAACTACAATTTGAAACTCGCCACACCAATCGTTAGCGTGTTTGTTTTGTAATACTGGATAGCGTCTGCAACTACCCATAATCTGAGAGTCACGAAAGTATTTACAAATTTCGCATTTCTCAGTCATTTCGCCTCTCTAGCCAAAACTGCTTTGTTTAATCCCGCAGCCAGGCGTTCAGCAAAACCCTTATTTTCTAAATCAAAGGTTCTGCCTTCTTTGTAATCAGCGAACTTTTCCTGATGTTCCACGGTAGATGGCATCAGAGATTCTCTCCTTGCCGCCAATGCCGCTGCTTCTAACTCGCTCAAGTGTTTCATTTAACCTCCTACGAACTTCATTTTCCTCTAGTTTAGGTAGCTTGTCAAGCTGGCTTGCAATAGCCTTACCTTTACCTTTGGAGTTATCAACAATTTGTATGTTTACCCTAGGGTTGCCCTTGTATTTCTTTTGAAGTTCCTCAATGACCTGGCGTGCGCCAATGTGGGTCTTTAGATGTTCTTCAATTGGGACGGTGCGGCCTGAACCCTTTTCTTTTTCCATACGGCTGGCTCGGCTCAATGCGCCAAACTCCAGCGCTTCAGCTGGGTCACGGTAGGTGTAGACAATACGAACCTTGCGCTTGGCATCTAATGCCTGTTTAATCTTTTTGTCAGCTGAATCAAACTTATTCATGTTTGTGTCGTAAATCATCTCCGACCGTTTCAGGGCGGGATCGACACTTTCCAACAAATCTAACGCTGTGGTCTTACCAGCACCAGTTCCACCAGCACTAAAAACAACGGTGTTATCCATGCCTTTGGGTGTGGGGTTTGCTAGCTTTTCCGCATACAGCTGCTTCATAAAAGCGCTAGACGGTTCATGCACATCAGCAGACTTTGTGCGGTCTGCTCTGTATTCAGGGGACATTTCCCTGGCTACGTCTGTGTTAATGATGCGTCCACCCTTTGACTCAGGATGTGCTGCATATTCCTGAATCAATTGCGGATAGGCTTGCATCAGGCGTTGAAAATACGCCTGTTCAATAGGGTTGGTAGGGGCAACTGCCCTATCAGGGGCTGGCTGTCCCATCCCCATCATGGAGGACAGGGGGACAGCCATTTTTTAACGGTACTCTGATTTGGTTTTGGTGTAGCAAATACCTTCGGTGCGACCAGTATTAAACTGTTTGTCAGCACCTGTTTTATCTTCCATACCCATGCCAACGCCACCCACGGTTTTACCCATGCGCTCGCCTGACTTGTCAGAAGATGACGCACCCTTTGGGGGTGTTGCGCCAGTTGAACTTTTAGCCATTGTTGTATCAGCTTTTCCCATGATTTTTCCTTGCAAAGAATTTATGGATTTGACTTTATGTCCGATATGGCACAATGTCAACCACCATTTTAACAGGAATTATCATGGCTTCAAAATTTACCATCACGCCCGCAAAGTCTAAAACTCCCCGTGAGCCTATGCACTATGAAAAGGTTTCTGAGCATCGCTCTGAAATGTCACGCATCAAAGCTGTGGAAAAGGAATTGAAGCAACATGAAGCCCAGGGCTTAGACAAGGCTCACAAGGGTAAGTGAGGGATTGGCACTTCTGGAGGCCAACGGTCACCAAGTGTTTCAATTGTTGATTTGTGGGCTTTTAGCCACATTTCTTTGCGCTCATCTTTAGATAGATGCGCCCCCTGGTCAATTTCATAATGACAAGCTAGGCATAGCGCAGCCACTAGGTTGTCATCAGCTTTGATGCTTTTACCCTTGCCGCCACCCCAATTGCTATGGGCCGCTTGAACGCCATTGTCCATGCCACAACTTTGACAAGAGAGAGCTGCCACTAGCTTCAACAGCTTTTGACTCCTCACATATTGGTGTTTCAGATATTGCATATTCTTTGGTTTGGTATTTGTGACCGTTTTCACATTGCCGCTTTCTGGCAATAAATTCTGGGTTTGCCCGTGTGTCTAAAACTTTGTTATGGCGGGTCTTGCAAAATGGACACATCATTTATTTTCAATGCCTTCATAAATTAGCTGTAATTTGACTAATTCCAAAGCCCCAATGATTGTCGCCATGTAAAGAGACTCATCGTATTTGTTGATTGTGTAAAGCAAATCTTCAATAAGACTGTCTACCAATTCACCCTGGTTAAAGTTCATGCTTCTATCCCTTTGTCTGCCATCCAACATAAAAGCCATTCAATAAACTCTGAGCCTTCCTCTTTAGTGAACTTGTGGCTTTGAACACCCAGCTGCACAACTCTTTGCCCGTCAAGGCTTGGCACAACCCGCCCAATCTTGCGGCCTGTGTCGTTTGCCCAGGCATCAATCAATAGCCTTTTCCAGCACTCTGCGTCCCAATCTGAACCCGCAGCCTTCATTTCTTTGGTTACTTTGTCAATCAGAACGTGAAACATATCATTTTGATTTGTGCTGCGTGTGGCTTTTTTGATTTCTAGGCGCAGCTGCTTGCCCGCCTGTAGGGTTTCTTTGATCTTAGGCCATAAGTCTTTTAGGACTGTATGGGCTTGTTGGCTGTCGTGCAGAGTAAAAATCATTTGATAACTCCAATCATGCGTAAAGCCGCTTCAGGGCTGTCAACTCTAGCCAACGTACTACCAGACCAATTGTCAAAAAAATTGGCTTGTAGACCCGTTAAACGCTTTTTAGAGGTACTTTTGATTTCCACCAAGAATGTGTGACCACCAAACCCAACTAAAAGGTCAACAGGCAAACCAATGATCCAAACATAAGCGCCAGCAGCCCTTAAAGCTGAAACAATTTGTTCCTGATTTGCGTCAACCCTTGCTGCTTGTCTCATTTTTAATCCTGTTCATGCGTTTGCGTAGTTCGTCAGCAGCTGCCTGGCCTCGCTTCTTGGCAATGTCCGCTATGACTTGTTGAAACCAGTAATGGGCCTCGCCCCTGCCTTCCTCCAGCGCTTTCTTTTTGAATCGCCTGATCCATTCCATTGCTTCCGATTGCCTCATAGTCTCCCGTAAGTTCAAGCGCTCTTGTAATGACAAAGTGGCTAAATTGTTGCCCTTCTCTGACCCGATTAAGGATTGCTGTGGCTTCATGGTGTGTCATGCCTTTCTCCTTAATTGAGCCATTTTTTCAAGTTCAATCAGGCTTGGCGGTCTGGTTATTTTTTCATCAGCTTTAATTTTTTGTAAAGCAGGGTCAGGCAAATTTGACGATGGGACAGTAAGTCTTACCATGTCAGCAGGGTTTGGTTTTACAACAACCCAATCAGCTTTAAATGTTTGCCAGTTACGAACAACAATTTCATTTAAAGCATTTTCCAAAGTCCAACCAGCAATTTTTGCTTGTTCTTTTATTGACTTCATTACTCTTTCAGTAATTTGTGCTTTTCTTGCTTTTCTTTGTTTAACAAAATAATTCCAAACTTCAACTGACACGCCTTCTGGCGTATCTGTCTCTCTCTCTTTCTCTGTCTCTCCCTCTGTCTCTGGGATAGCATTTTGCTTGCGTTCTGCTAGCACTCCGCTAACAAGTATAAAAAACTCGTTATCAATCAATGGTTTAATTCCATCCTGATATTCTTTTTTGGTGATGTGCAGCCTAAACACCAGTTCATCTAATGAGCCATCAAAAACACCGTCTTTTGACTCACTTGCAAGTAACCAAAGCATAGGTGCAAGCGCCTTGCTAGCAATAGGCAAGCGCATAAATGATCTGTCATTTAACAAATCACGGTGAAGTTTTATCCAAGGGGGACAGCGGTCTTTGTAATGTTGAAAGACTGCCCAATTTTTTGGCTGTAAAAGCATTTTTTTTCCACTTTAAAAAACCACTTAAAAGAAACTGCGGCAGGGGAAAAAGTGGTAACCCTTTTCGGAACGGGGATCAATCCATTCCTAGCCGTGTTTCAAACAATCTTAAACCATAAACCATTCAGGCCGCAACGCTTTTAATTGCCACACCCTAGCCTGAGGAACTGTGTCACCCCATTGGCTGATGGCTGCTCTAGTAATGCCCAGCAGCTGTGCCAGGTTCTTAGCAGACCCAGCGTTTTTTATAGCTTGCAATTTATCCATGTTTGCATATTAAGCCAACTTACACAATTAGTCAAATACCCGACAAAGTTAAGGGGGCTTTATAAATACCATTTGACAAGCCAGTTAAGCTAGCTTAATATTCACCCATGCCCTGACGTTTCGGGGTCTTTTAAAAGGAAATCAAAATGACCACTCAATATCTTTCTTGCGCTGAGACTGCAAAATTAGTTCGTGCTGCTCTCAAAGAGTCTTTCCCTGGCATTCGGTTCTCTGTGCGCTCTAGCACATACAGCATGGGCGCTTCAATCAACATCAGTTACACCAACGGCCCAACTTACGATGCTGTCAAAAATGTTGTGGCAATGTTTGAGGGTGCTTACTTTGACGGTATGACCGATTACAAAGGTTACAACTACAGCAGTCTGGACGGTGTTGAGACTAGCTTTGGCGCTAACTACATTTTCGTTAGACGTGAATTGACTGTAGAAGTTATGCAAGCAGCTGTGCAAGCAGCTTGTGAATATTACGGTTTGCAAGTGCCAGCTGTCAAAGATGGCTGCCAAGGCGCTTACATCGCTGACTCAATTGATTACAACGACCAAAGACGCATCATGGATCGGGTTTCTGCTCTCAATTTTTGTGAGACACAGCCTAGCCCCACATTGGCCCGTGTCGCCTTTTTAGGTGATGACGGTTACGGCTTCAACTCTGTTGGACGTTTGGCAGCTTAAACAACGGGGCGCAAGCCCCTTAAAGGAACAAAATGATTATTTCTCAAGTCTCAAACCAAGTCGCAACATTTGTCAATGTTTTGGATGGCATCGCTTCCCTGGTCACTAAGGTTTCAAAAGGTTACGCAGTCACCTTGATTGACACAGACGCAGAACAAATTGTTGGAACAAAGATTTACCCGCCCACCATGTTTGACCAGGCTGTCGCTTACGCAAAAAAATTAGCAAATATTTAAAGGATCAATCATGCAAATTTCTAAAACCGCATTTGGCTGGAGAGCCTTATCAACCGTTCAACTGGACGATGCTACCCGCATATCAGTTGGAACAATGAAACGCAGCAGCGGCCTTATAACCACCACGGTGACGGGCAGTCGCAAAGAGGGTGAAATGTATTACTTCACCGTCACAAAAGATTATCAAATGACCTGGGCTGTGAATGGCGGCAAAGCTACAGAAAAAGCCATCACCACGCAGCACCAAGCAGTTATTGAACAAATTGACAAAATAATTGCTGAAAGTGTTGCTTTTTACGCAAATTTAAGGGTAAGCACCTAGACTTTAGCTATTAAGCTAGCTTACAATCACATCATGCCCTAGCAAATCGCACAGGGTCTTTTTAGGAAATCAAATGACAACTTCTACACAATCCAGCCGCAACGTGTCCATGTATGGTTTTGAGGATATTGACTCTTACATTGAGTCAGTCAAAGAATCTATCACTTACCAATTTACAGGCGGCAACATGGTTGTTGCTGGCCTTATGTCTGACGCTCAAGAGTTGATGACAAGAGACACAGAACGAGCCAGGCAAACCCTCAACATTGCTAAAACCATTCTGTTCATGATTATGGATGGCGAACTGGTTGGCACACAGCCTTCACGCATTTAAGGGGCTGCACATGAACCGCAAAACAGTTTTTACCCAGGGCAACATCACTATTGTTCGTGTTCAGGACTATGGTTTTCGTTGCAACACGCTTTCATCCAGCTGGGAAATTTTTGTTGATGGAAAGTTTCGTTGGACTTTTTGCAGATTAAAAGACGCAAAAAAAACCATTGCTCAAAACTTAATCCCAAATTAACCAAACAGGGCTTCGGCCCTTTAAGGAAACCAAATGATTGACTACAAACTTCACTATTACTTTGATGACGTTGTGTCTTATGACAATGGCGCAACGCTTGAGAACGTCAAGGTTGGTTATGACTACTACCCACCCGAAATTAATATGCCGCATGACCACAACTCAGCGGAAATTTACGATGTGTCTGTCTACAACCTTAAAGGTGACGATATTTCTTACGATCTGCCCTTGTCCGAATTTGAACACATCATGTCTGAAACCAAGATTCACCACGCTCGTATGTTAAAGGAACAAAATGAAATCTAAG